CAAATAATTCATCATAGCTTTCGACAAGTCGATTCCTAAATGATAAAAAAAAAGCACAGAACTTAATACTGCATCCATTGGCATATTTTGCATCTTCTCAGGATGATCTATATTATACTCCTCTATATTGTATTTTTCTGAATACTTATGTTTGATAGGTCTATATAGAACATTCATAGCTCTATGTATATTTTCCCAATCTCCTAAGTAAGTGTCCAGGTCAATGTATTCTCCTAAACTCATCTGATCTAAGTCTGGTATGAATCCATATTCTACCCCATTCATTTTAAACTTCTTTACTAGCTTAGGTTTCTGATTAAACATATCTCCAAGTATTCCTGTAATAGCATAGACATCTGCTACTTTCATTTTAAGAGCATCTGTGAGCTTTAAACCACAGAAGACTTCTATCATCTTAGAAGCTAAGAACTTTTCATCTACACTCTTTTCTTGGAGCTTTAGGAACTTCTGATATTGGTGCAGCTTGATTTCTTTTAAATCATTAGGCACATTTATTTCTACTTTCATATATATATATCGAAATTTTAAAAGCATTTTTGACATATACACAAAAAAAAAGGGTAACATTTCTGCTACCCCCTTTCCAAACAAAACAACCTTTACTTAATTATATCTGTATTGTCAACAGTATTGTTATTAGTAATGCTACTGCATAAAAGCTAAGTAGCCACCATATATTATTTTTATCTTGCTTGATGAATCTTATTATTGGTTTGAACATAATTATTTTTTTAGTAATGATTTAGTTAATTCTATTATTAATTGTTTTCTTTTTTCTACAGGCATTTCTAAAGCACTTGCAGTTATCTTTTTTATATATATCTCTTTCATTGATTCTTGATGATTCTAAAGATTGTATCTGCACAAGTCTTAGCAGATATTTCTTTTTTGTTGTGGAGCTTTAGTAATGTCTTTATTAGTTTTTTGTTTTGCTTATTCATATCTAAGTTTAAAAAGGGAGCTGTTACACTCCCTGTTGTTGTTAGTTAATTAAGTTTTCTTGAAATTTAATAAATTTCTCTGCTTGTTTTACAGTATCAAAACTTTTGTATTGTATTTCTTGTTTTTTAGTTCCATAATCTTTGAACCATACAAGTTCATACCAAGTTTCATCTCTATCATCTGTGTATTGAAACAATTTGTGTTTGTAAAATATTAAGTTCTTTTTCATTTTGTTTTGTTTATTAATATATGACTTAAAAAAATAAATCTGATTGTCTTACACCTAAGCTTTCAAGTTTCTTAACTACTGAATCTAAAGTCTTAGATATGTGTACACATTTACAATTAAATTCTATAGACCATTCACCTTGATTATTCCAACTTGGAGTACGTTTTGTAATGTGACCTATATCATCTCTTTTTGTTCTGAATTGAATAAATATAGGTTCATTCCATTCTTTACTTTCTCTTTCGGTTTCTTTAATAAATTGTTTCATTTTGTTTTGTTTTTATAACTGCTTCGTTGCAATTATGCAGCTAATCTACAACAATTATTTATATTATTAACAATTTTTAATAAATATTTTTAGTTGCGAGAGGAGGATTCGAACCTCCGACCTTTAGGTTATGAGCCTAACGAGCTGACCAACTGCTCTATCTCGCATTTAATTTAATCTAAGTTTTTATCTAATAACTTCTTGGCTTCTACAAATTCAAATAAAAACCTTTTAAGATTATAAAAAAGTATTTCATCTTGATTCCCATTTAAGTCGTTTTGATATTCAATATAATTAGCAAACCAATTATATCTGTATTCTAATAAGTCATTATCAGTTTCTATTAATAATAATTTTAAGTGAGATAATGCTTCTTTGTCTGACATAATAAAATCTATTAAATCAGCTTTTCCTTGTTCTGTGTAATCTTGGATTAATGTTTCGAAAGTTTCTAGTTTTTTAGTTATGTGCCTTATGGCTTATTATAAAACAAACATAGAATCGCAATGCGAACAATAAATTCGCTTTATCTACTGAATAGTATATCTACCTCTGTTAGGATTCTCTAACTGCATCATTAAACAATATCGAGCTGCATCAATACAGTCAGGATGAGTTCCTGTAGGTTTCTGTATGTTATTACCTTCTTTGTCTTTAGCCCATATATATCCTTGTAGTTCTTTGATTAGATTCTTAGACCTGGAGGTTACATAGATTTCATTTTGATTTATTAAGTTGATACCATAGACTACTGAATCTCTGCCTTTAGTTACTCCTGAAATTTTATGACCATAAGCTCTGATCTCACTAATACTCTTTGGTTCTGCTGAGTCTGCCCATAGATGAGTAGTTATACTATTATCTTTTAGAAATCTACTTATGTCTCTATTAAGCATTCCTTTTTGATATAGTATCTCATCATATATGTAAGCATTGTTCCATTTGTATAATAAGATAATCGTACTAGGGTCTATGCTATATCCAAAATCTAATCCTCCACATAATAACCTAGCTTCATAAGGAATACTATCAATGTACTTCCAATCAGGAATACATACTCCTTCTAAACTACCTATCTCTCCTAGTCCATATACTTTCCACCAATTAGCCCAATAAGTAGATGTCTTAGCTTTATCTTTAGCTTTCTCTATTTCTTTTACTATTGAAGATGGTAAGCTGTCATTGTCTTTATATGTTAATGTGAGGAAGTCTGTATCTTCTTGTCCTATTAGTTCTTTATCTACCCAGAAGATGTTACTTGGGTTGTAATCTAACCACACAGTACCTGATGTTCTTACTGCAAGTTGTTGATACACCTCAAAGCTAGGAATGTTATTGCACTCATTAATAAATAAGTCTGTTCTTCTTGCTCCTCTTAATTTGTCAGGTTGATCTGTGGAGAAGAACTCTATATAAGAACCTGTGCTGAATTGATACTTTAGAGTTGATTTGTTGAACTTTCTCTCATCATACCTATTAGTTTGTTTAAGTATATTAAGAAAGTCCTTTAAAGCTCCTCTACGTAAGTGTGGGACTGATTCTGCTACTACACTTATTTCTTTGTTGTTGTTTTTAATAGCATAGTCAATAAGTATCATTAGAATAGCTATTGTCTTACCTGCAGAAGAACCTCCTCTTACTATTCTTATTCTACTACCTAATTCTCTGAGTTTTATTACTGCTTCTGTTTTTGTAAACATTAATCAATGAATAAAGGTACATCTTCGTTTATAGTTATATCCTTTGTTTCTTTTGGTTTACCTGCAAAGTAATTATAGTAAAGCTGAACAAACTTAAAGTCTTTTTTCTCTAAGCCATCTTTAAGAGCTTCAAATGCTAAAGGTTCTAATGGAGTAAGTTTCTCTATTAATTGTACTTCCTCTTGCTTAGGTTTTCTACCTGCCCTACCTTTTGTTGAATGTCCACCATTGTTTTTTCTACCATCCATAGAATTAATATAAATTAATTAATTAATCTTTTGTATATCTATATATCGAAAAATAAATTAAATTTTTGTTCACAATGATTCTTTAATTTTTTTAGCTACTGCTTCTACTACATCTACTGTTACTGCATTACCACACATCTTATATCTTTGTGTATCTGATATTTCACCAAGCTCCATACCATTCTTTGTCCAATTATCAGGAAATCCTTGTAGTCTTTCACATTCAACAGGAGTTAGTCTTCTAATAGATTGATTAAGTATAACTCCATTTGGATTTGCTGAACGAAGTGTAAAAGCATCCTGATTATGTTTACCAACTGCATTACCAAATTTTTTACTATTACCTATTTGTGTTGGTTTTATTATTGGTGGCATAGTAGAAATATCTGTTTCACTACATCTCCTAGTTGCTAAACAAGGAGAGTCTCCATCCTTTCTTGGTCTAAAGCCTTCATCATTTCTAAAGTCTCCTACAATTATTTCTTCTTTTTCATCGAGTTCACGTTCAATAATGTAACTCCCATTTCCTTGTGAGTCTTTGTATCTTGTTGTGAGTGTACAGGTATTTGCTTGTTGTCCTTGTAGCTCATTAGTCTCTCTACTGTTTTCTGTGATAGGAAATATTTGTTTCCCACTTCCTTCTCCAAGACATCCGACAAGGTAGATTCTCTCTCTATTTTGGGGTAGAAACCACTTTGTATTAAGCAGTTGCCATTCAAGTCTATAACCCCCAATGTTTGTAAAGGCTTGGATAATAGCCCAAAAGTCTTCGCCAGAGTTTGAGGAGAAAGTTCCTTTAACATTTTCCCAGATAAAAAAACTTGGTCTGCATTCTTTGATAAGCCTAATTGCTTCGGTGATAAGACTTGATCTTTCCCCATCCATTCCTTTTCTCTTTCCTGCCAGGCTAAAGTCTTGACAAGGACTTCCGAAAGTGATAACATCGATTCTTGGTAAGTCCCCTCCTCGAATATCTGTAACTGATTTGACATAAGTACTGTTTTTAAAATTATGTTTATATACATCTATTGCATACTTATGTATTTCTGAAAAGTAAGAATGCTTAATATTAAATACTCTTTTAAGTCCTAGACTAAAACCTCCGATGCCACTAAATAAGTCTAAGTGATTCAACTAAGTTCTTCTTTTTGTAAAACTTTATTATACATATCCTCTGTGTAAAGAGCTAATTCATCTATGTCTTTATTAGTAAGATATTTAATACGATGTCTTATAAGTGTTCTTTTGTTTTCATTTCCCACATCATCAATATCATTGATTACTATGTCTAACCACTTGTCCAGGTTTTTATTGTAGAACTTGTAAGTATC